GGGAAGATTTTCCCTGAAAATGGCTCGGCTAGGCACTATCAGGAATGAAACAAATTGAAATGGCTCAATTGGGAGAGATTGCCCGAGTCCGGGACGAATCGACTTACCGAGGTGTGGCAGAACCGCGAATTCACACAAAACTCAACGATTTACCCTCACTAGGCGAGCAAATGATTAAATTTTGTGAAGAAATCGGCTTTGAGCTTATGCCTTGGCAGCAATGGCTAGCTCATCACAGCTTAAAGCAGAAGCCAGATGGCCGATGGGCTCACCCAGTAGTCACTTTGCTTTGCGCTCGGCAACAAGGTAAATCAACCTTTATGGCGCTTCAAATTCTATTTCGGATTTATGTATTAAAAGAAAAATTGCAAGTCCATACTGCTCATAAGCTAACTACTTCAGCAGAGCTCTTCTATAAGATTTATGCAATTATTGAACAAAATCCAAGGCTAGCTGCTGAATTTACTAAGAAGCTGGAAAGTAAAGGCTTTCAAGAGCTTCAATTTACCGAAGGCAGGCGATATATCGTCAGGGCCAATAACTCGGCTGGTAGAGGCATTGCAGCCCCTGAAACGATACACCTAGATGAAGCTCGAGAGTATAAAGATGAAGATGTTTGGTCTGCCTTGCGATATACGCAAATGGCTTCAGCCAATCCTCAAATATGGGTTTATTCAAATGCTGGAGATCAACACAGCATCGTCCTAAATAAACTTAGGGAAAGAGCGATGGCTGCCATATTCGGTAGCAGCGATGATATTGGCTGGTTTGAATGGTCAGCGCCTCAAGGCATTAAGTTTGATAACTCCCCGGACTTTTGGCTAGGTGTCTGCCAAGCTAATCCATCACTTGGCATAACTGTCCATCCAGATAATATTCGAGCAGTCTTATCAGACCCTGAGGACATTGTGCGCACAGAAGTTTTATGTCAATGGGTCGATACTATAAATCCAGTTATCAATGCTTCTCAATGGGAAAGTTGCAAAGTTGAGGGCTTGCGACTCAACCCTGAGGCAGATACTTGGTTGGCTATTGATTTAAGCCCTAGTAGAAAAGAAGCTGCATTAGTTGCCAGCCAAAGACTTGAGGGCGATAAGTTCCAAGTCATATTGCTACAGACTTGGCATAACCCTGCCAATCTGGACGATAAAGCAATGGCTAATGATGTAGCCGAATGGGTGCGGAAGTATCCAGTTCAGCTAGTTGCCTTTTCAGCCAAAACCGCGTCAGCGGTCGCAGCTAGATTAGCTCCTGCTGGAATTAGGGTTGAGCCAATAGATGGTCTTGATTATGCCCAAAGCTGCGATGAGTTACTGGGAGCTATCTCATCTCAGCGGTTAGCTCACTCGGGACAGGAAGAGCTAACAAAACAATGCCTATCCGCCGTCAAACTCCCTTTCGGTGACGGCGGCTGGGTAATGGGTCGCAAAGTAAGTAATACGACAATCTGCGGAGCAATTGCATCGGCTTTAGCAACACACTATGCAACTATGGCTGAAAGTAGCGTTGATATTCAAATAGTGTAAGCAGGCTCATTTACAATGTGAGTAATGGGTGCTATAAGAGATTTCCTATTTCCAGCAGTTGAGGCCAAGCGCCCTATTGCCGTTACTGATGTTCAAGCAGCTCTAACACCAGTTCAGATTAGCGATTCAGTTTATAATATTCTTGGCGGTGCAACTAATACCACTCGCCAATTAGCAATGAGCGTTCCATCCGTTGCAAGAGCTCGCAATATCATCTGCGGAACTATTGGCTCATTACCTTTAACAACTTTCAATCGCATTACTGGACAATATGTTGATCCACACAGAGTTATCAATCAGCCAGACCCAAGAGTTGCAGGATTTGTAATCTATTGCTGGCTTGCAGAAGATATCTGGCTATATGGCGCTGGTTATGGCCAAGTCCTAGAGATGTATAGCGCAACTGATGGCGGTCGCGTTAGAGCTTGGACTCGCGTAAGTCCAGACCGCGTTACAGTTGATACTGATTTTCTAAACACCACAATTACTGGATATAAAGTTGATGGTAAGTCAGTTCCACTTAGTGGCGTAGGTTCAATCATAAGATTTGATGGTGGAGATGAAGGATTGCTTCACAGAGCTGGCAAAACAATTGCTGCAGCTGTATATCTTGAGAACGCAGCAGTAAATTATGCTAAAGAGCCTGCTCCTTCAATGGTATTGAAATCCAATGGCACTAATCTAACTGCCGAAAGAATTTCATCCTTGCTAACTGCTTGGAAAACTGCTCGCCAATCTCGCTCAACAGCTTTCTTAAATGCAGATGTAGAATTACAGCAATTTGGCTTTGATCCTAAATCAATGCAGCTTGCAGAGGCGCGTCAATATGTAGCACTAGAATTAGCTCGGGCCTGTGGAATACCTGCCTACTTCTTGAGCGCCGAAACGACTTCTATGACTTACTCAAACGCGGTGTCCGAGCGGCGCTCACTAGTAGATTTCTCACTTCGCCCAATACTTAAGGCAATTGAGGAACGCCTATCATTACCGGACTTCACACCCAATCCAGTAATGACGCGCTTTGCACTTGATGACTTCCTACGCGGTAACGCATTAGAGAGAGCTCAAGTTTATGAAATTCTAAACCGCATTGGCGCGATGAGCGTTGAGCAAATTCAGCGAGAAGAGGATCTAATCCCAAATGAAGGTTAATATGCCAATGGCAGTTACAGCTGCCGACACAATCAAAAGAACCATTACTGGAACTATTGTGACTTGGAATGAGCAAGGCAATACCTCAGTAGGCCCAACAGTATTTGCAGCAGATTCAATTGAAATGAAGCCAGTCAAATTGCTTCTTGAGCACGACCGCACTCGGCCAATTGGCAAAATGGTCTCTCATAATTTAACTGCTAATGGCATTGAAGCTACTTTTAAGATTGCCAATACTATGGCTGGAGAAGATGCCTTAATTGAAGCTACAGAAGGCCTACGCGATGGATTTAGCGTTGGAGCCCAAATTAACGAATGGACAAACAATAAAGGCGTTATGCAGATTACCTCAGCGACTCTAGATGAAGTATCTCTAGTTACTGATCCTGCAATTGACTCTGCTCGCGTAAGCGAAGTAGCAGCTTCTGAAAATGAAGCACCAAAAGAAGATTCTGATTTAGCAACCGCTGATTCAGACAAACCAAACGAAGGAGACCAAGTGTCTGACACTACTGCTCCTGCTCCTGCCGTTGAAGAAGCGGTTGAAGCAGCTAAAGCAAATATGGTTGAGGCAGCTCGCCCAGCCTTTTACACAGCACCTCGCCTTGAATTCACCAAGGCAAAATATCTTGAGAATAGCGTTCGCGCTAAACTCGGTGATGACTCAGCTCGCCAGTATGTTATGGCAGCAGATGACACCACTTCAAACAACGCTGGCTTAATTCCAACTCGCCAGCTAACTGAAATCATTAATCCATTATCAAATGCAGATCGCGGATTTATTGATGCACTCAGCAAGGGAGTTTTGCCTGATGCTGGAATGACTTTCGAGATTCCAAAAATCACTGCTGTTCCTACTGTAGGCGTAGAAGCTGAAGAAGCAACAATTGATGAAACAGGAATGACAAATTCTTTTGTTACTGTAAATGTTAAAAAGTATGCAGGTGGTCAGGAATTCTCCGTTGAACTCTTAGACAGAAGCTCTCCAGCATTTTTTGAGGAACTTGTAAAGCAAATGGAATTTGCTTATGCAAAAGCAACTGATCTTGATGTAACTGCACAAATTGCACTTGCAACAAATGTTTCAGATTATACAGCTCAAACAGCTGATGGACTTGTCAAGTTTTGCGCTTTGACTGCTGCTCAGATTTATGATGGTTCGCTAGGTTTTGCAAAAAATCTAGTAGTTTCACCAACTCAATGGGGCAATATTATGGGATACGCTGAATCAAGCGGTCGTCCAATATTTACAGCTACAAACCCACAAAATGCTGCAGGATCCGTTTCACCACAATCTCTACGCGGAAATGTTGCTGGGCTTGACCTTTATGTATCTCGCTCAATCGGCGTCGCTGCAAATACCAGCGCAGCTAATCTAGCTTCGCTATTTACAGTAAATCCAGATTCATTCACTTGGTATGAATCTTCCCGTTTCCGTCTCCAGACCGATGTAGTAGCAACTGGTCAAGTTAAGGTTGCTTATTATGGTTATGGAGCATTGGCTCAGAAAGTTGTTAATGGCATCCGCCATAACAACACAATCGGAGCTTAGTTTCAAATAGTGACGGCCAGTCCGCTCCCGAGCTGGCCGCTCACCTAACTGCTTGAAAGGATGACGAAATGCCAACGATAGTTACGGCCACAGAGCTTAGGACGATTCTTGGTGTTTCGTCATCCCTATATAACGATGCTTATCTAAATGATATTGTCGATGCTTCAGAGAACTTAGTTCTTCCAATGCTGGTCACTTTCCAAAGCAAAATAAACAAAGTAAAGCTTGAGAATAATATCGCTTACTTTGAGACCGCAACAATTCAAGAATTTACCGAAGGCCAATCCGTAATAATTACTGGCTGCGGATCACCATTTAATGGCACTCACACAGTAACCGATGACGAGATTTCAGATTATGTATTCACAGTCGCAATCACCAATGCAGACATATTGGAAAAGAATGTTATCCCAGCAGGAAACGCTGCGCTCTCTGGACTATCAACCTATGTCGGAAATGCCAATGCTGAAGCTGCAATTCTGGCTATCTCAGTCGAAATATTCCAAGCAAGAACCGCAGCAGGCGGATCAAT